AATGTTGTTGCGATTTGCGTGACAATTTTATTCTTTACAGCTGTAGTATGTCTTAGTTGGTATCACATACATGACCGCAGTTTAATGGCACAAAACATGAATAATGCAATTGCTAAAGGTATTGATCCGTTGGCCGTTCGTTGCTCATATGTAAAGAGTGATGATATTATTTGTGTAGCATTTGCAGCATCGGCACAATCTCATCCAGTAGCACCGCAGTCATCGTCAAAACGCAGTAAAGAATAATTGAAAAGGAATTATATTATGTCTAAATTTACATTTGTATGCCAAAAAGAAGCAATACCATTTGATGATTGTATTTCTTCAAAGAAAACTGTTGAATTTTCAACCTATGATTTGTATGATATTATAAGTGAATTTCAAAATTTTCTTCGTGGTTGTGGATATTGTTTTGAAGGTCAATTAGAAATTGTTGACGATGATGAACCAATCGAATATCAAAAAATAAAAGATGAATTGGATAATATTCAATTACCAAATTTTGATTTCACAAATATTCCACAAAACAACTGGCCGTTTCAAAACGAGCAAATTAAACCATTGACCGTCGCTGATTTGGAAAAATTGAATAAGTCTAATTTTGAAATGCCTGGAACATTAGGTGGTGCTAAAGTTACTTTTGCGAGTGAGAAGTAATGCCTACAAAAGATGAAATGGTTAAATTCGCCAGAGCTATTGATGGTATGGTAGCAAATACTGATTTGAATTACATAGAGGCCATAGTTGAGTATTGTAAAAATACTGGATTAGAAATTGAAGTGGCTGCATCATTGGTTAATTCTAACCTTAAATCAAAATTAGCCAATGACGCACTTGATCTGAATTTACTGAAAGAAAAAGGCAATAGATTACCAATATGACAGGTTATGAGGCGTTCGGTCTTTACGAATCTCTCAAACTTCATTTCGCTAAAGATAGTTATGATTTCTTCAAATATAATGGCAAGACAAACATAAGTATCACGGCTTTTGAGAATCGCAAAGACAAATATCATTTTTATAAACTATCACGCAAGCTTAGTAACCGTGATGAATTAATTACATTCATTGTTGCTAATCTAATGGTGAAAGACAATTTGTGGGTAGGTGATTTGTTAACAGAAGATGCTGAAGTGAATTTTCGCAGTCATCAGAAGGTACTTCAATCGTTTTCGTATATCTTTGAGAATGATTGTAAGGAGATATTTGATGGGAGTGATGATCCAAATGTGGTGTTAAAAGTGATTGATGGTGATTATCCCGTTCTTCTCACCAAAACATTTCGCAAGGAAATTCATATCGAAAGTTTTGCGATGATGGCTAGAATACTGCCGTTTATGGGTAGTTGGTCAAAACAAATCACCGATACAATTCGTTGGCCCACATTTCAGATGAAGGTACAAAAACTAATGCCGTTTTTACCACAAGATGATACAAAATACAAATTGATTTTAAAAAAAATTACACAGAAATGATAAAGAAAATATACTTAGATATGGATGGTGTTCTCTGCGACTTTGAAAAGAAGTTTACAGAATACTATGGTTTCTTGTCGCTTACCAAAAGGGATCGTAAAGAATGGTCTAAAGATTGGGAAGATTTCATTCTCCATAAAAAAGGATTTGAGAAATTGGATTGGTTTCCTGGCGGTAAAGAGTTGCTAAATGCCGTTAGAAATACCAAATTACCAGTTGAGATTCTTTCATCTGCTGGCGGTAAGAAATTTCATGGTGAAGTTACAGCACAAAAAATTAAATGGCTGCGTAAGCATGGCATTAATTATAAAGCAAACATTGTAACAGGTCGTAAAGAAAAAGCAGAATATGCCACACCTGAAACAGTATTGATTGATGATACCGAAGATGTGATAAGGTATTTCACACAAGCAGAAGGCCAAGGCATACTTCATAAGGACATAAAAGATACCTTGAAAAAGCTTGACTCGCTACTAAATAAATGATATAATATGATTTTGTGGATAAGCCGTTTATACTAATTTATACTCCGTTATACGAAAGGAAATACTATGAGTAGTTTTGCAAATCTAAAGCGTGGTCGTTCTGACCTCTCTAAACTCACTAAAGCAATCGAAGCAACAAACCAATCTGGCGAAGCCGGTTCTAAAGATGATAATCGTTTTTGGCAACCTGAAGTAGATAAAGCTGGTAACGGTATGGCTATTGTTCGTTTTCTACCTGCACCTCAGGCTGATGGCGATGATGCTCTGCCATGGGTTCGTGTATTCTCACATGGATTCCAAGGACCTGGCGGTTGGTTGATTGATAATTGCTTGACAACACTTAATGAGAAATGTCCAGTTTGTGAGCATAACAATACATTATGGAATTCTGGCATTGAAGCCAATAAAGATATTGCACGAAAGCAAAAGCGTAAACTATCTTATGTTGCCAATATTCTTGTGATTTCTGACCCAGCAAATAAATCAAATGAAGGCCAAATTAAACTGTTTAAGTTTGGCAAGAAAATCTTTGATAAGATTACAGAGGCTATGAATCCTGAATTTGCTGATGAAACACCAATTAACCCATTCGATTTGTGGGAAGGCGCTAACTTCAAATTGAAAATTCGTAATGTTGAGGGTTATCGTAATTATGATAAATCAGAGTTTGCTGAGAAATCGGCACTCTATGACGGTGATGATGAAAAACTTGAGGCACTTTGGAAATCAGAGTTTGGTTTGAAAGAGTTCCTCGAGCGTAAGAACTTCAAATCCTATGACCAGTTGAAACAAAGATTGGATAAAGCATTAGGTTTTGATGGCGCTGCACCTGCAATTAAATCTAAAGCAGCTGATACTGTTGCTGAAACCGACACATCTATCATTGACAAATCTGTTGGTGAAGATGATGAAGATTTAGATTATTTCAAATCCCTTGCGGAATCTAACTGATTCTTAACCCATGCCATGCAAGTGCTACCCCGGCTTCGGCCGGGGTTTTTATGTGGCCATTCCAACTAACATTGAACCAGTATCTTGTTTTGGTGCTGATGCAACTTGAGATTTCTTTACGATTGTTGTATTAGTTGTAGGCGCATTTACGACCATTGGTGTTTGTGGCTTTGCTTGTGCTCTTTGGCCAGAAGCCACTTCAGAAGAAGATGATGACATTTGTGATCCAGAACCGCTGGTCATTTCAGAATAGATTTGTTCTGCTGAAGCTTCTCTTTTAGCAGCATACTCAGCACCACCAGCAAAGCCAACCGCTTTATTCACCTTACTCATATTTTCCATATCTTCAGGTTTCATTTTCTTATAACCTAAGAAAAACCAAGGTATCGCTTTAGCTGCAACTTCTGGAGAATTTAAACCATCAGGATTGCTAAGTAAATCTGCACCTGTTGCTTTTGAGATAGCTGCATATTGATTTTTTCCTGTATGTTGAATAAAACCCCGGCCACGATATTTCCAACCATCACCTGGTGCAGAATTTCCATCAGTAGTTTTATAAACATAATTAGCAAGTGCTTCAGGATTGTTTACGAATTGTTGTGCAAATTCTTCAGAAGGAATTCTTTTAGGTCCAAAGATTTGTTTAATTCTTGCAGCGGTGCTATAGAATAAATTCTCGCTCTGTACTTTAAAATTTGATTCTGCTTTGACTGTAGCTAAAACATTTGCATGAGCTTTTGGTGATGTGACACCTGCTTCATTTAAAGATTGAACGATTAAACCAGGAGTACCACTTGGTATTTTTCCTGGAGCGGCAGGCGCCGCCGGTGCTTTACCGGGAGCTGCTGGTGCAGGAGTTGGTGTTGGTTTAGCTGCCTCTTTTGGTGCTGAAGGTACAGGACTAGGCACAACAATTGATTCAGGAGGCGGAGCAGTTTCAATTGTTTTTCTTTTATATTCTTCTTCTTGCCGCATCCTATCTGTCTTTGGCGGCAAACCTAAACGCTGGCGGACAATCTCATCATCGCCTGTGTATTGCTTTTCTTTTTCCTGTTTCTTTATTTCTTCGGTGTCTATTGCTTCTTTCTGCTGCCTTAAAAACTTTTTAGTTTCAGCATCTGTTTCACCGGCCTGTAATTGAGCTGGTTTCTGGCCAATCTTCAGCATATCTTTTACAAAATCAGGAACCATCCAAGCTGTTGCTTTATTACTTAATAATTTTTCTGCCCAACCTTTAAGTTTTTCAACTAAACTATCAATAAGTTCCATAATTTTATCAATTACTTTTTTAATGAAAGCGAATGTTTGTGGAAACTCAGCTGCAAACCATTCTATTTTCTCTTTAAACCAATCTCCAAGTTTTGTTATAAGGCCAGAGATAGCATCTATGAGTGGTTGAATCATTACTTGAACTTTATCGATGATTGGTTGAACACTTTCTATGAACCAATCTTTAATCCCTCCAACAAACTCATCAAGTGCTTCTTTTATTGTTTCCCAAAGACCAGATGCCCATTCAGCAAAACTATCTTTGAAGGCAACAAATATAGCAGTAACTATAGCACCAACAGCTAAATATTTTGTAAGTGATTTTAGAATATTACCTGCACTAAAAGTTTTCTTCAAATTTCCTAAAACATTCATTCCTT